AGCGGTCAAGCTACCAACCTGAATCGCAAGCTGGGTTCAAGTTGGACCGCCTCACCTGGTGCCGTAGACTATGGGTATGCCGCCTTCGTGCATGACTGGAACCTTATACGGTCCTTTTCGGGCCGTCACGGTATCCAGAACCTTGACCCCGCAGTTTTACGCGGTGAGTTCAAGGCAAAGTGCACCTTAGTGAGACATAACAAAATCGCATTTGCTCCGAAGACGACGGTAACAGATCGTGTTATCGCTGTCGAGCCATTCGTCAACGGTTTCTTACAGAAAGGTCTTGATCAACTCATGCGCCTAAAATTGAAGCGCGTTGGTCTCGATTTGTCTGATCAAACCAAGAACTCGGAAGGAGCCCGCCTTGGGTCCCTATACGATGATGAGTTGAGTTTCGCCACAATAGATCTGTCTAGTGCTAGCGATAGCATTTCGATAGAGCTGTGTCGGAACCTACTGCCACCTGATTGGTTCGATATTATGAGCTCAATCAGATCTGAGAGCTTTTCTCATGACGGGGTTGTTAGCCGTTATGAGAAGTTTTGCTCAATGGGCAATGGTTTCTGTTTCCCTCTTGAAACTCTTCTGTTTGCTGCCGCCGCGCATGCTGTAGGATGTAAGAGCCCTGGACACGACTTTGTTGTGTACGGGGATGACATCGTCCTGCAGAGGCGCCGGGCTCAAGACCTCTTAGATTTACTCGAGGTTATGGGCTTTGCGGTGAACAGCGGAAAGACCTTTATATTGGGGCCTTTTCGTGAATCTTGTGGGAGGGATTGGTTCGGTGGTGAGGACGTACGTCCATTCGTGCTTGATTTCAGATTCGACTGTGTCGAATCTTGTTTCAAGTTTCTAAATCTCAGCAAGCGGAATCAGCGTTCTGCTGATTTCTTTACTGGTGTCAACGACTTAGTTCTGTCGCTTGTACCAGCCGATCTTATGTTCTTGCGGCCCGAAAAGGGACCACCGGACTCTGGGATCGATGCTGATTTGGATGTGTTCCTGTCTTCTCCGTTTGCTCGTTGGAATAGGCATCTCCAACGATGGAGCTGGATGGAGCTACATCACCGACCGGTCGAAGATGACTGGTCTGGTTCGAACAGCGCATTCGCGCTGACGATTGCGGTAATTCAGGGTGCTAATTCTGAATTGCCGTTCACCTTTCGTCGTAAGACGAGAGCTAAGGTGGTACGAGTTTACCCACCTAAACTTCGCCAGCTTCGGCGAAGGCGTGGCGCGACCTAGTCGCGTCTGATCCAGGACTTCCCGCGGGTAATATACCGTTAAGGAATTAATACCTGGTTTGGGG